ACTCGTTGGGTGCTACGGCGGTGCCGTCATCCGTAATGGCGAGGATGGTGCCGCCAGCAGCGGTGGAAACCGTCAGCGCGCCAGTGGCGGCCGTGTAGGTCAGAACGTAGTAAGTGGTGCTTGCGTCGATCGGAGCAGGCAGCGTGCCGGTACCGCTGGCGCCGGTTTGGCTGTTGATGACGCGGAACTTAACGGGGTCGCCAGGCTTCAGGTTGAGGTACTGCTGAATCGTAATGACATCGGTGCTTGCGTTGACACCAGTCTCTGGGAATGTCCCGGTGGTGCCAGCAGGCTTGTAGAAGAGAGCGCCGGACGTACCGGACAAGACAGTGACGGCCATTGTTGTGAACGGTAGTGGCTAGGACAGTGTAACTAGTCTAGGTACGCTTCAAACGTTGCCGTAAGTTGCGTTTGGTAATACGGTTGCGGTGCCGCTGGTGTTACTTGCGCCGGGCCTGATACCGGATCAAAGATAATGCCAGCAAACTTGGAGCGATCAAATAAATCCTTAATCCGCTCTGCAATGTCAAAATTGGCTGCAGTGCCGTTGCCGATTGGAGTAAAAATATTGACCACTAGGGTGCCATTGTGTCGGTTGAAGCTGGTCAACGTGGCATAGGCGTTATCGCCAAAGCGGATAAATGCCTGCAGCCAGGGCGTGTTGTTAGGTGGTGTAAATGGCACGTTCTGGTAGCTGACCGGATACACCGGAGCGGCTGCCATCTCAGCGGCAATGCGGCCTTCAATAGCAGCGCGTACATCGTTGATGGTGCTGCTCATGATTCGCGCCCAATGCGTGCTGCTGCAATTCTGACGCGGCCCTGCACGTCCTTTGCGACGCCTTGCACCCAGCCTGGTGATGCTTGCTTACTGCGATATTGGCCGCCCCATGACGGAGGGTAACTGTTGCCTGCCAATGCTTCCGCATAAGGCAGGTTGTTGTGGACGCTGTAAACGTTGCCGACTTTCTCCTCGCCGTAGCCAATGCGTGACAGGGGTGCCGCTGCTGGATAGTTGCCTTCCGGTGCAATGCCGCCCGGTGCTGCATTCTCCCCAACCTGCCAGCTAGCGCGGAATCTGCCAGTATCGACTGGGCTTGCCAATTTGAGCAGACTGTCAGTTTCCAACACCGCCGCGCGGAGCAGCTTTTCCATCTGCTGGTTGGCATAGTCGCCAATATCTCCAACGCGGATGGTGCGTGCCATCAGTCCCTCAGAATCAGCTCGTAGGTGATCGGCGTATTGTCCTGCTCGATGGTCCGCACCTCAATCACCTGCAACGTGCGGCCACTAATGACGACTCGATCCGCAGTGGTTGGCACTTCTGCGGCATCTGCTGCAGCAATGATCAGCCGCTTATCGCCAGCTTGAATCAGGTCATTCACCTCACGCAGTGCCACGTCCTCTAGCACGCCACGGATAGCAGTGTCGCTAGTGACCTCGCTGATGGTGCCAGTTGTGGGGTTGTAAACACCAGGCGTAACACGGCGCAGTGTTGCAACACCGCCAAATCTGGCCATCAACTTGCTGGCAACTTTTCGTAGTGGGTTGGCTAGGCTCATGCGTTTATTTTACTGCGCAACTCATACCACCCGCCACGGTAGAGGTCATTCATCTGACGGAAAATCTTGTCGTAGCGTTTGCCGCAGACTTCCATCGACCACTTGCTGCGGGCGATGTCTGCAATGGTCCGACGATCTAAGTCGCCCACCGCGTGGATTGCGTCGATCCAGTCCTGCAGGGTGTGGCACCTGTAACCGCTGACGCCCTCGATCACGGTTTCGGTCATGGCGCCGTAGTCCACCGCAACTACCGGGGTGCCGCACAACATGGCCTCGACCGCCATGCCGCAGAAAGGTTCGGTGAAGACAGTCGGTGCCAGTAGTGCTCGTGCGTTACGCAGGAACTCGCTGCGGGCTGTACCGCTAATCGGTCCTCGGTACTCGATATTGGGGTGGGTCCAGGGTGATGGGTCGCCTTGGCCATGCAGCACGATGGGCCAAGGGCTGTAATCGGCAATCGCCTTGATGGTGTCGATGCCCTTTAGCGAAGTGATGCGACCTAAAAAGGCAAGGTATTGACCTGGCTCGTAGTTGGGCTCCCAGTCGTTGAGGTCGTAGTAGTTGGGCACGACCCACTCATAGTTCTTGCCGTTGCGGCCTTCCTTGCCTTGGTGGTAGTGCATCCAGGCGTAGGACTCGAAGATGCGGAAGCTGTCCGGCATCAATGTCGGGTAGCCGATGCCGGTTTCGACGTGCTGGTGATTCGGAAACTCGGCCATCAACTGCTGGTGCGCGTGACCGAAGGGGTGGCAGATGATGTCTTGCGGTTGAAGGCGCTCGCGCAAAGCCGGAATCAGTCGCTGCTCGAACAGTTGGTGGCCTGGGCTGCCCACCGTGGCATCGTTGCCGTGAAAATCGGTTTCGCTGCGGGTGTAGAGCGATTTGAACTCGGCGGCGCTGAGCATCTCGACGTGTTCTGAGGCGTCGGATTCCGAGCCAGTGTTGCTGTACTCGATCACGGTGTAGCCCTGCGCTCGCATCATTTGCGGAAAACGCAAGGCCTTACCGGTGAAGGCACAGTGGCTGTACGCCTGGGTGTGCTGGGTGTGGAAGATGCCGACGAGATGAAGCCGGGGCTTCGTCATGCTTAGTTTGTGTCTGGAGCCAAACTAGCCTGATACGCCGCGATCACCTCATGCGTCCAGAGTGCAGCGGCGATGGCCTGCATCTCGCAGCACTCCTCGCTCATGTCATCACCAGGAACGCGGACGTGTCGGTGGTAGGTCTTGCCGACTTCCACGCCATCCCTTTCCACAATGTCCGCACGACGGCATTGCAGGATTGAGTAAGGCGGGATCACTTCGATCTTGTGCTCTTGGCGTTCAGTAAAAGTTGCCATTAGAAACGTCCTCCAGACGTAGCAGGTTTAGGCCGTAGTTTTGAGCCGTTGCGGGCTTATTAGGTTTTATAGACTCCGGTAATATGAATAATGCCTCCTGTATCCATTGCCAAAGCGGCATTGTTTGAAGTGGCGACAGCTTGGCTGTAAAGCCTGATAAATGTTGAGCCGTTATTGATTTCTGCGTTAATTATTGTGCTTGCTGGCGATGTAATAGATTGAGGCCGAATGGCGCACATTTGCTCAAAAGAATTAGAAGAACTAAAGGGTAGTCCTTCGATTCTCATTTGCCCTGTTCCTGTGTGTGCGCTCCAGTTCAAGTACAAAGCAAACATCACTACGTCGCCAATTTTGGTGTAAAACCCAGACTGGTTGCTGTAAGTGCCAGTGCCTGATGTTGTTGCGCCAACGAGTGTCGGGGTAAAAGTTCCTTCTTCGTAGTCATCTAGCGTATTGGCATTAGTTGCGGCAACTGCTGTTGCTGGGAATGTGATACCTGAACTTAGCTGTAGGATCCCGCCATTGGCGTCGGTGCTGGTAACACCAATGCGAACCGTGGAGTCCAGCGTGGAGACACCTGTGACATCCAGCGTGCCAGGGATGTCTACGTTGCTGGTCCACTCGACCCCAGTACCAGCGGCGTCGGTCTGGAGTAGTTGACGAGCAGCACCATTGGCTAGCTTGCTGACCGCGATTTCAGCGGTGGCACTAATGTCGCCGTCAACGATGGTGCCGTCAGCAATCTTGTCGCTGGTGACAACGCCGCTGTCGATGGTCCAAGTGGCGCCACTGCCTGAAACCGTGATGTCGCCCTTGTCGCCATCAGTAATGCCCGGTCCTGTAGCTCCTGTTGCGCCAACCGGACCAGTGGCCCCCGTTACACCCGTAGCACCAGTGGGGCCGGTGGCGCCCTGAGGACCGGTGGGGCCGGTAGTACCTGCGACACCTGTAGCTCCTGTGACTCCGGTAACGCCTTCAACACCTGTTGCACCAGTAGAGCCAATCGGTCCAGTGGGACCTGTGACGCCGGTTGCTCCTGTCGGACCGTCTGTACCGGCAACGCCGGTTGCGCCAGTGGGGCCAGTCGCTCCGGTAGTGCCAACAGCGCCTGTTGCTCCGGTGACTCCTGTAGGGCCCTCAACTCCAGTTGCCCCCGTGGCGCCGGACACGCCGATTGCTCCTGTTGCTCCTGTTGCGCCGTCAAGTCCGGCGACCCCTGTTGCACCTGTTGGGCCGTCAACCCCAGTGGGGCCCTGGGGACCAGTGGCGCCGGTAATACCAATAGGTCCCGTTGCTCCAGTCGGGCCACTGGGTCCGATGGGGCCTGTCTCTCCAGTGGGGCCTGTGACACCAGTAGGCCCTTGGATACCTGTGGCGCCGGTAACACCGATAGGACCCGTCTCTCCTACCGGTCCTGTTTCTCCGGTGGGACCAGTGGCGCCTGACACCCCAATAACGCCTGTTGCACCCGTGGCACCGTCAAGTCCGGCTGCACCTGTCGCTCCGGTGGCTCCCTGTACACCAGTGGCACCGCTGACGCCAATCGAGCCAGTGGCGCCTTGTGAGCCGGTTGCACCAGTAATGCCGATGGGACCAGTCGGCCCGGTGGCGCCCGTGGTTCCTTCGGCACCTACGGGACCGGTAGGACCGGTCACGCCTGTAGGACCTGTGAGGCCCTGAACGCCGGTAGCGCCCTGGATGCCACTTGCACCCGTTGGACCTGTGACGCCAACTGGCCCCGTGGCGCCTGTTGGACCACTTATGCCTGTTGGGCCAACGGAGCCAGTCGCGCCGGTAATACCAATTGGTCCAGTTGGACCTTGAACGCCGGTTGGTCCAGTAGCACCAACCTGCAGATACATGACCTGCGCAACATTGACAATAACGCTGGGCGCCTGTGGGTGCGTGCCATTTGCTGGGATGGTGTCAAGAATTACACCTAAATTATCGGCTATCCAATAGATTTCTACATAATCGTTATCAGCTACTGTTAGCTGATATTCGATTGTAAAACAATCATGGTAAACAACGCTAGCCGATTTGCGTAACTGTAAATCAATCCTGGTATTGCTGTCATCTATAGTTGCACCGTTTTTCTTAAAAAAGAAGTTAGCCTCACTAATTTGATTGCTGTTATTTGTTACTTGGATTGAGGCAAGAACTTTATATGTACCGGCAAGGTCAAAATTGATGCGGCTTTGATTGGAGACTGTGATACCTCGGCTTTCGAGGACGGCTCCAAGGCGAACAGCCTGAGCAACGCTAGTGCTGACTAGCGATTGATCAGTCGTATCAATGATGCTGGCGTATAGCGCCAAGACACCACCAGGCCCCTGTGGTCCCAAGTCGTCAATCTGCACCACCGCCGCTGGGCTTGGTGCCGTAACGACAACTACGCCGTCTCCATCAGTTACAACAACTGTTTGAGTTGCTTCAGTGATGGATACAGAAGTCATGGCGCTGTGTAACCTTCAGAGACAAAGACGATGCCTTCCAAATAGTATTCGCGCAAGCCGCTTGGGTTCTCAAGCAACACGTCATAATAAGCCTCGTCTGGGAATGAGGCAGTCTGCGTATCCGTTAGCAGGATTTTGATTGTGCCATTTGCTCTGTTGACATAAGTGACAGAGAAATCAGCATATTTGGTGGTACGGGCTTGATTCCAGACTTGCGCATACGCCGTCCAGCTAGTCAAGTTGATGCCAGTATCGGTTGAATCCTTGAATTGCAACTGCAGGTCATAATCCGCCCGCCTTTGCACGGTGATATTGTGCTGGCCCGGTTGAACAGACATTACAGCTTGTAGGCAACAACAGTACCGCTGGTCAGCGTGATGCTGGTGATGACGCCCTCGAACTCGCAGCCGGCCTTGAAGGGAATTGCGGAGAGCGTATTACCCGTCCAATCCTGAGCGGTCATACTGGCGATCACTGAATCTTCTAGCGCAAATACTTTGCCAAAGCGGCCAGTATGCGCGACGGTGTCATCAATGAACTCAGCACCGGGGTAGGCGTAACCCATAATCAGCTCCGCTTAATGGCAACATTGCCTGGTCCACTTATTCTAAGGCCTGTCAGATAGCGCTCCATGATCGGCGGCACCTTGTCAGCACCAACAGCGCCATAGCCAAGGTTGGGCGTCACATCAAGACTGCCAATTTTGACGTTCTTGTAATCTTCTAGGCCGCTGAGGCCAAGACCATCTGGATTGTTGTGCAGGTAGGTGGCTAGCACCACTTGTGCGTATTGGATCTGCGTTGGAATTTCTGTGTCAGTGAAATAATCAGTAGTAATCCGAAACGGGAATCCAACCGCATAGGTATTGATGTAGGTGTCTGGCTTGCGCACACCAGTACGAGGCCACTGCAATGCCTGCGTGTCAGTAGCTCGCGCACCAAGAAAGCGTTCACGATCTAGCCGCTGCGTTGCGGTAAACAGTGCGCGGTTCTTTTGGTCAGTTGTAGCTGATGCCCATGCAGTTACATCAGCATCTTGGACAAATCCGTCAATGATCGCTTGCGCTTCCGCTAGCGTCAGATACGAGTTTGCGTCTGCGGCCCCTGGCGTGGCCACGATTGTGATTGCCATCGTCAGGCTCCGTTGGTATCAGTTTAGGCTCTGCAATAGAAAGAGAGGCCACCTCCGTAGAGGCAGCCTCACGCTCACGCAGTCGCCGGAAAGCGAACAGCCCCATCAGATGCGCTTAAGCAGCACGGTGACGATCACACCAGCCAATGCGGTGGTCGTGCCAGTGACATCCAGAGACAGGCGGTCGCCGGCCTCAAGCGTCAGGTTGGCGGTGGTGCTGGTCAGCTCACCAGAATCGGCTGCATCGAACTTCTGCTCAGTGAGAGCAGTGCCCTTGAAGTCGATCTTGGTAGAGCCAAGTAGGTCATCGCCAGCAGTAGCGGCTTCAGTGCCTTGGCAACGACGAATCGTGCCGGTGACAGCAGAGCCGTCGCTGCCTGCAACCGCGTGGATTTCGCGGATGCTGACCACTTCGCACTTCACCGGAGCGGTGAAGAACTGAACATCAGCCACCGAAGAGGCGACGTAATGATCAGCAACGATGTACTGCTCGGTGCTCAGTTCAAACTGGGAAGGTTGTGCCATGGTTAGTTACCTCAATCGAAGTTAGAGGTGTTTGTAGCCCGCACGATCCCAAGGTTCTTGAGTTCGTACACCTTCGACCAGTTGCTAACTGTTGCCAGTTGAGCGCGGGTCGGGTTAGAGGTCGTCACACCCCACTTAGCGCCAACCGGATGGTAGCAGTAGTGCAGGTCGATCGACATGGCATCGCTCTTGGCGAGGATGTCACGGTCGGTTTCAGTCTGCATTCCCATCTGCTCACCAGAGGCAACAGCGCCTTGGGTGAAGAAATAGGTTGCGTACTCGGTGGTGCTGCCGCTGCCTTCGGTTTGCACATCGTCAGAGACAATCACGCGCAGACCCATGTAGGTCGGCACGGAAGCGTCACCGCCGTAAGCGCCAACCAAGCTGCCGCCAGATTGGGTGGTGGTGGTGCCGCGTGCATCAAGGGTGCTGACATAATCAATCGCCTTGCGCTCAACTAGGTCGTAGTAGACCTTGGAGTGCATGGCAACAGCAGCCAGCTTGTCGCCTTGATCACCCAGCAGGCTGCGGGCTTCCGCAACGTGACGGGGGCTCAGCACAGTCGGGGTGTCGCCAGACTCGCCATCGATGGTCAGACCAAAGAAGGCAGCAGACGAGCTAGTGGTGCCGAGGGTGCCGAAAACACCAGCAAGGGAAGACAGCAGATCCTTCTGACGCTGGTTGGCAACGTAATCAGCGATCTTGGCGCCGATGGCAGCCATGGGGTCGCTACCAGCAGCCAGAGCTGCAAGGTCGCGGGCCTCAAAGGCGCGGCCACGGTGCAGGATCACGCCGACTTGCTTGTCAGCAGTAATTTTGCCGGGCGTCAGCGAGGTGCTGTCAGTCAGCACTTCAAAGTCGCCAGACAGGTTGGCCTTCCAGAAAGGCACGTTAATGAAATCACCACCCTCGGTTGCATTAAGCTCCGCCATGGGCTGCACCACACCGGATGCCAGGAAGGCATCACGTTGAGTGGTTTGCTCAATGACGTAAGGCGTAAAAATCTCGGGGATGATGATGTCAGAGCGAAGAGTCGCCATGATTCATCTCGGGGAAATGGTTTACGGTGTGGGCGCAGCCCTTGCACCAGCGCAGCCGGTTGCGGATAGCTTAGCGTCCTGCGGCAGCCTTTAGTCTTTCGTACATATCACGGTCAGTACGGAATAACCGTGACTGTTCGGTCAGGTTGAATGATTCCTGCGCGAATGGGTTTTTAATGCCCAGCGGAACCTCGCCACTGCTGCGACCTGATGGCGCGCCACTGCCTTGTGGCTTGGGTTGCTTTTGCATCCATGCCGGCAGCGACTTGGCCCATTCGCTGACTGGTGTGCGCTGGTAACCATCGACCACTACGACAGTGCCATCAGGGTCGCGTTCGATCTGATCACTGCTCAACTTGGTCTTTAGCACCAAGTCGGGGTCATGGACAATTTCAGCCAATGCAGTCACGGCTGGCGTGACGAGTTCAAGTTCACGGACGCGGGTCTCAAGGTCAGCAATGCGCTGGTCCTTCTGCGCCGTCGCCTCACGGAATTGCTGCTCCAAAGCTTGTCGTGCTTCGGAGTACTTTCCTTGCGATTCAAGTTCAGCTTGCTCGGCACGTCGCTTGAACTCAAGTAGTTCATCGACATCAACGCCATCCGGTAGTTTCTTTGACTTGGCAGCACGCAATTCAGCAATCAGCTCTTGGTTCTTGCGTTCCAATGCTTCAACACTGCGTTGCAGCGCTTCGGTGTTACCCCCGGTAGCCGCAGGCTCCTGGGTTTGTGTTTCGTCAGACATGGATAAGCCGCAGGCTTAATTACGCTGTCATCGTAATGGCGCGGCACGATTGTGTCAAAGCGTGAGTGGGACACCCCTGTCCGTCAACCATGGAATCAACTGATCAAGCAATGCCTCAATGCGATTGATCGCCATGAGGAGCTGTACCGCAAAACTGATAATGGCTGGCACGCTGCCAAAGCACAAGACTTGCGGTGGTATATCTCTGAACTAAAGACCTGGATCCACGCGCAGGAGCGCTCTACCACTTCACCTTATCCGCCCAGTAAGCAGCACTGAGCTTGCCTTTAGCTATGTTGGCAGCGTGCCTGGCCTTGAACGATGCCCTTCTGGCTTTGTCTGCTGCCGATTCTCCTTTTCGTGCTGGTGAGCCAGATACGCCCTGCTGGCCAAAACGGATAAGTTTCACCGTCTCGCCTTCTTTGGCAAGAACGGCGTGGGACTTGTTTGGGTTGTTAGGCGTCCGCTTGGGCTTGTTATAACCTTCAAACTGCTCGCCGCGATAGTTGATCATTTGCGCTTGGGTTTCTTGGCAGTTTTAGCCGCAGCCTTAAACGCAGCGGCAGTGGGACGGCCAGCTTCGCCCTTGCGTGCCATGCGTTCGTTGCTGCCAGCTTCAATGCGCTTGCGCTTGGCTGCAATGTTGGCGTAGAGGCCAGGTTTCTTAGCCATCACTTTTTACCCTTTGGCTTGCGTGACTTTCCGGCTTTTGACAGCGCGATTGCGATTGCTTGCTTTTGCGGTTTGCCCGCCTTCATCTCCGCCTTGATGTTGGCTGAGATCACACCCTGCGACTTTCCTTTCTTCAACGGCATGACGCCACCTGCTGGGTTCACCCAGTTTAAGCAGGTCTGGCGATGCCCAAAACTGCGTGCCATCTTCACGTTGGCATAGCACGGCATTAACCCACGCCTCACCAATCAACGCTTCTACCGGATCGCTAATGATCAGGCCGTTGACAAAATGCCGAAGGTTAGGCAGGTCCATATCGTTTGCGGAGCTGCTCTAAGGTTACCTCTGCGCCATCATCACGCACAAGCTTTGCAATGGCAGCATCGGGGCCGTACTTATCCGCCAATCTACGGAAGTAGGGCGCCTTGCTGCCTAATGCCTGCTGTTGACGCGCCAGCACGTCTGCATTGGTTTCACCTGGCATCTTGTCTTTAAGCCATTTGCCGTATGTGGTGTTGATCGGCACTTGGCCATCTTTACTGGCGCGGGTTGCGGTGGTGGATGGCGGCAGGATGTCAGGGTCGATGATTGGTACGGTTGTCGAGCGGCAGTTGAAATGCTGCGGCGGTGTTGGCCCCTTGCCGTATTCAAACTCTTTGCCATCTAACGCGCGGCAGATGGCGCTAGTCCGCGTGTCCAGCGTGGCGACATAGCGATACTTCTTGGTAATATCTTGATTGGCCTCGTACACCTGCTGGCTGGCGGTATTGGCCACTTGGTTGATGCTGGTGCGAACTAGCGTGATGATCTGATTATCAGCAACGGCTGTCGCTTGCCCGCCTGCTGCTACCAGTTGCCGGACAGTTTTAGCTTGCTCGCCAAATTGCAGGCTACCAATCAACCGCTTGGCAATATCTGGTGTTGGCTCACCTGTCAGCAACCCTTGCCGTACCACTTGGCTGAAACGCTCAGCTTGGTCAACGGCAACACCACGAAATGCCTTTGTGATGACCTCGCCATTGGGCAGCGTGATCGTCGCGCCCTGTGCTGCAGTAAGACTGAATGTCTGCGGTGCGCCTTGCACTGCTGCAAACAGGTCATCGCTTAATGCGACCACATTGAGCTGCGTCGGATCGGTGGTGACCACACTCTGCGCAAACTGCGGGCTGATTTCAACGGTACGCACCGCATCACGACTGCCGGCTGGCAATGCACGGCGCAACTGCTCGGTGACAAACTCCGACTGCAGCTCCGCCAACCCTTGCAGCTCCACTGCGGTCAGCTCGGTTGCATCACCAGCCCAAGTGCTAAGGCTGTCTTTAAGCTGCGCCAAGATGCCGCGCAACCTAGCTGCTTTCACTGGTGCGGCTAGATCATCAATGGCCCGCAGTTGATTGGTTGCGTCAATGATGATGTCGTTATACGCATTGATCACACGCCTAGCCACGCTATTGCTATACCTGTTAAGGTCAATCGCATTGCGGTATAGCGACGCTGGTGTGCTCATTGGATGATGCCTAAATCAGCAGCGGCATATCCGGAGCGGATGCTGACATTAGCGCCGCTTTGCAGTGCGCTGCTAACAATTGTGGCAAATGCTTCATAGCCGTTTTGCCCATCTTCCATTAGCACCATTTCGTCTACCTCATCTGGCTTGCCATCGACGTACCAGCTAACGCGCACGATTGCCAAGATCTCATCTGGCAATGCACTGACGTGATAATCAAGCTCTTGCTTCCGTGGCTTCTTCGGTTCGATCATCACTGCTAAGTCGATTAGCCAACTGATCAGGCTGTCCAGCAGGTTGTACATCCATTCCCGCATTAGCCGTAGCCTCCAGTTCTTCCTCGACATCAAAGTCATCGCCCAGCACCTCGCCATCAGACAATTGCTGCAGCAGGGTTTCCTGGGTGATGGTTCCTGCAGTGTAAAGCTGGAGCAGGCTGCTGATCTCCTGCGGTTCAAGCCTGGTGCCCATGAAGTCACGATTAACGCGGCAACTACCGGCAGCTTCGTTTTGACCGAGGTACTGCGCATGGAATTGCAGGCAGTTGTCGATCATGTCCTGCATGTTCTGCGCAATCACCATCATGGTGCTGTCGCCTTGGCTGCGGTTAATGCGCTTGGCTTCTGCGGTTTCAGCGGTCAGCTTTTGGCCGAGCACTGCCGATAGGCCAAGTTCATTGATCTGCATTGCAAGCGCTTCAAGCCGCTTGAACTGGTATTCATAGCTGGTGCCACCGGGTTCGATGTACTCAGCGCGGCCTTCGGCAGGAAATGCAATAGCTTCGCCGGGGCCAGCGGATACCTCCTCAGCACTACTGGGGAAACCATAAAACGCCAGCATCGGCACTGCCGAGATGTGCAGTTGATTGTCAAGGTCTGATTGAATCTGATAGGTCTTTAGGTTCAACTCGGCAATATCCTCCAGCGGTGGCCGTGACTCCATAAAGCCAATGCGGTTGGAGTAGGCAATGCTGAATGGGATTTCGCTCAGGCTGGTGCGACCCTCGTCAACAATTTGAAAGTCGCCCTTGTCGCCCTTTTGGTGGATCTGGTACTCACCTGGCGTCAGTACCCGCACCTGCTGCACCACCTTCTCGCCATACAAACCATCAGGCACGCTGGCCAGCTCTTGCAGCCTGAGCATGGTCAGTTGCTGTTTGCCTTCGTTGGTTTCAGTGCGCCAGCCAAGGATTTGGCGTGGGGTGTAATTCACCCAATAGGGTCTACCCCCATCAGCCGGTGCATCCACCAATGTACCAATGTGGCCATAACGGACCATCTTGCGCGCGGTTTCGTAGGTCCAGACGTTGAGGTCATTGCCATTTAGGTCAACATCAAACAACTGCTCAGTGATGGTGTTGCTGGTATCAACCAACCGCACCGGCTTGCGCGTCAACATGCCAGCTAGCAACCGCTCCAAACGCTGGTAATACGGCGGGCAAACGCTGCGTGCTAGACGGTTGTCGTAGGACTCATCCAGCTCGCGGGGCTCCTGCGGCAGGTAGCGGCGATGCTTTTGCCGCATCCCGAAGGTGCCCTGCAACAAGTCTTCAATCAGAATCCAATGCGCCTCTTGCGCATACCATGCAGTATTGGGGTCCTGTACACGGGTGACCTTACGCTCAGCCGTAGGGCGGTCGTAGTAATTGAAACCCGTGTACATGTGACCCCGTTACCGCATCAAGCTGCAGTCAGTGTAACGCTATTGCGGTTTACCTTGATCTCAAAGCCATCACCAGGTTTGAAGCCCATCTCGTCAAGGTAAGCACTGCCAACCATCAGGTTGCCGTTGAATTGCACCTTGGTCTTGTAGCTGAGTTTACGACCCGGCTTCTTGGGTGTGGTCAGCTTAAGGCCTTTGGCTTCCAGCAGCGCTTCGTAGAACTGAGTAAAGCACAGCTTGTCAGCTTTGACATAGCCGCAAGCGCGGACAATATCAGACTTATTGCAGTCGCCAAGCTCCTTGACTTTGGCGAGCAGTTCAGCACCAGTGAGCATTTGAATAGTAAATGGTGGGCGGGTTTAATATAGCCTAATGCCAGTCCCGCGTCCAGCCCCTGCGTGGAGTGGGTTGAACTCACGCCATACGACATAGCCCAATGCATCGTTCATGTGGTCGTAGCCGGCATCCTTATCGGGGTCGCCTTTTTCGTTGTAGCTCTGCAGCTCTAGGCACTCGATCACCTTGCGGCAAGTGGCGGCAATGGTGAGCCTGACTTGTCCTTTGCCGTTTTCCAGCAAAGCCTGAACAGCAGCCACCCGATCACGAACGGGAGGGTTGCTGCGTGGTGATTGGTTGCTGAAGCCATAGGACTCCAGGATCTGGATGTCGGTCTGGCTTGCGTTAGTGCTGCGGTTACCGCCGCTGGCGTCCGGGTAGATGTACACCTGCCGTTGCGGGTAACGGCGCTGGATCTCCTGCGCCAATGCGTCGGTGTCATGCGCGCCACTGATTTCATCAATGACTAGCAGGCTGTTGCCTTGCCGGATGGCGATAACGGCGGACATGTTGCCAACGTTAAAGTCAACGCCAACCCTCAGCGGTTCGCGGCTGGTATCTGGCAGGTCGGTTGCGATGTGCTTGGCCCGGTCAAAGCGGTCGTATACCTGGCCAGTGGTGAGGTTGACAAACTCGCCGTCGAGGTATGCACGCAGCAACTGCGGGTCGTAGTTGGCCTGCAATCGTTCGATGAAGTCCGGCGGCAGATGCGGGTTGTCGGCAGTGCGCATCTTGATGAGCTTGCGGTCAGTGCGCTGCTGGGCGTCATCACTGCCAAATGTGTTCCACATCCAGCGGAAGCCTTCGGGTGTGCTGGCCGCGGCAAACTGCCGGACATTGCCTGAGCGCAAGCGGCCAAGGATCTTTGGAAATGCCTTGTTGGCAATGACCGGCGTCACCGTGTCGATCTCGTCGGCCAGCACCCATGCAAGGTTCAAGCCAATGATGCGCGACCAGTTCTCAAAGGATCGGCACAGGATCTTGGTGTCCCCGCCTGGCAGGTGCAGCGTGTATTCCGGCAACGGTGATGCGCGGAAGGTGTACGGGATGTCATATGCCTCTAGGAAGTCGTCGAAGTCGTTCTGCCAAATGTCGCGGATCAGCGGACCAGTGGGTTCCATCACGGCGCCAATAAAGCCCTGATTGGCCGCGGCAAGCATCACCGCCTTGGCGCATAGCGCCCTGGTCTTGCCAGCGCCATAGCCAGCGGAGATGCCGATGATCTGCGTGGTGGCATCATCTACAAACGCAAGTTGCCCAGGATGTAGGTCGCTGCGGATCCTCAGCGCCAAGTCGTCTATGGATGCCGCTGTCGGCACCTCCATGAAGTTAAGCAGAGGCGCATCCTCGCAGATGCCTGCGACGAGGCTCACGACATCTCAAATCGCAGCAGCCGCGCTTGCTTGTCTAGTGCTATGAGCGCAGTGTTGATCTGGTCTTTATCAGCAGCGCGGCGCTCGTATTCAAGCAACCTAGCCAATGCTGACTCCATCCACTGAGGGCGCGCCAACTCGGCGTCTAGGGCCAAAAGCTGGCGGGCGCGGGCAATGTAAACATCAGTTTGACGATCTCCTACCCCCCAGTTTTCAGCCGCAAATTGAATAATTTGCTTCCTGCTGTGAGCGCGCAAGAGCAAGTCATAAACAGCATTTGTACGCTGCTCTGACTCTGAGTTGTTGCACTTACGCGCCACTGTTGTTAACTACGAATTTGCACAGGCATTATCAGGTAGGTCTGATCTGATGCATTAGATGGCGTCAAGACTACGGGAGTCGTGGGGCCATTTGCTGACAGTGTAACGGATTCCGCCGACCGGAATGCCTTGAGGCCGTCTAGGAGGTAGTGAACGTTGAATGCCCAAGCGCCAGATGCGGTGCCGGTGTAGGTGATGAGTTCTTTGCCATTACTGGCATCGGCTTCGGCGGTGATGGTAAGGCTGCCTGGTGTGGCGGTGAGTTTAACGACTGAGTTATGCGCCTCGGCAATGAGCGCAACACGCTCTAGACAGCGTGCAAAGCGATGACGGTCAAGGGTGATGACGTGCTCAAAGGTTGTGGGGATGAGCTTTGCCACGTCGGGATAGGAGCCATCAAGGATGCGGCTGTAGATGGTGATGCCATCGCCGGCATCGATGACGGCCTGGCCATTGGCGGCAGCAATGCCAACGGTGCGGTCTTGCAGCAGTTTCATGGTGCTGGCCGGCAGGGTGAGGTTAACGCCATCGGGCAGGTCCACTGCAAGGCGGATAAGCCGGTGGCCGTCAGTGGCTTCCATGTAGCCATTGGCGAGGTGGATGCCCTGTAACACCTGCTTGGATGCATCGGTGCTGGCCGCCATGAGACATGCACGCACGCCAGCGGTGATGTCCAAGTCAGCGCTAGGAGCCTCCACAGCAGGCATTGCCGGGTAATCGGCTGCATCACACGCAGCAAGGCCATAGGACGCCCTAGAGGCGCTTACAGCGCCGTCTGCGATGGTCACAGGCTCGCCATCGTCCATGCGGCTTACAAGGCCAGCTAGGAGCCGATACGGCAATGCCACGGATCCAGCGGTGTCAACGGCGGCTGGGATGGTGACGGTGATGCCGAGGTCAAGGTTGAAGCCGGTGATGGTGGCGCTACCACGGGCGGCGGTGATGAGGCAGCAGTCAAGGATCGGATGCGAGCTGCGGACACCAACGGCTGGTGCGATGGTCCGTAGCGCGTGGTCGAGATCAACCTGCGAGGTGATGAGCTTCATGGAGTGCGGCGATGATGTTGTTGTAATCGTCTTCAAAGCTGGCGACGAGTTCCACGGGGATGGGCACGCCGTCATCTTGTGCGTTGTCGCGGATGGCGGCGGCATATGCCAGCGCTTGCGTCATGCAGTCATGGAGCCGGTTAATCACCGGCGACTGCTTGGCGGGAATGTTGATCAAGTTTGGTGATGACATAAGCAACGAGATATTCCACCTGAAGGCGAGGCAGGTCACCGCGGGTAGCGGCAACAGCATCAGCCACCAGCGCATGGTAATCCACCGTGGTCAACCGTGCAACAGGGAGGCTTAACGCTCTGTCACGGATGAGCTGCGCTCTGGTGGTGCCAGCGGTGGCCACCTGCTGGTCCAAGGCGGCGATGTCAGCGGGCTGAAAACGGACTTTGATCTCTTGCATGGGGGGTTTTGAGGTTGGACGGGGTTAGACGCCTTGGTATGACTGGCTTTGTCCGACCGTCTAACCAACCTAACCTCTTAAAAAAAGTAAGTAAATAGAGGGGTAGGGGGGGGTCACGGGTAACTCTCTAAGGCAGGTAGGTCGGTCTAAAGGT